ATCATGGCAAATATTCGCATCAAACGCAGACTTACCGGTGCAGCCGGAGCCCCCTCCAGCTTGCTTTCAGGCGAGCCAGCATACAACAAAGTTGACGGCATCCTCTACATTGGCGACGGCTCCGCAGTCGTGCCAGTCGGTGGTGCCCACTACGCGACCGCAGCAGCCCTCGCCAGCGAGAGCAGCGCCCGCACAGCGGCAGTCTCCTCGGAGAACTCCCGTGCCGTTGCAGCGGAGCAAGCCCTCGGCACACGCATCGACAATGTTCTCTCGAATGTTGACGGCGCAGCCCTCGACTCCCTCACGGAAGTTGTCTCGGCCTTCCAATCGGCAGACAGCACGCTGAATGGTGCTATCACCAGCCTTGCCAACAGCGCCTCCTCGGCCCTCACAGCCGAAGTCAACCGCGCCACCGCAGCCGAGCAAGCCCTTGATGGCCGTGTCACCACAGCCGAGAGCGACATCGACTCCCTTGAGTCCCGTGCCACCAGCATCGAAGGTGCTGCCTCGACCCTCGCAGGCCGTGTCACCACAGCAGAGAATGACATCAACGCCATCGAGTCCGCAGCGACAACTCTCTCTGGCCGTGTCACCACAGCCGAGAGCGACATCGACTCCATCGAATCCGCTGCCACCACCCTCGCGGGTCGTGTGACCACAGCCGAGTCCGACATCAACGCCATCGAGTCCGCCGCAACGACCCTCGCCGGTCGTGTGACGACTGCCGAAGGCAACATCACCTCCGAGGCCAGCACACGCGCTTCGGCCGACTCAGCCCTCGATTCGCGTCTGGACGCCATCGAAGCCGAGATCGACGGCGGCAGCTTCTAAGCTCCCCTCCCCCACAGCGGCGGTGCGGTTCCAACCCGCCCGCCGCCCCACGGGGCCCCTTTCTTAAAACTTAATCCTTAAAACTTAAAACTTCCCTCATGGCCACGGTCCTCAAGCTCCTTCGCACAACGGTCCCAGGCCGAGTCCCTACCGCCGCGCAAGTGGCGCAAGGGAGCCTCGCCATCAACTTGGCCGACCGCCGACTTTACAGCAAAGACCACACCAACGAAGTTTTCCGCCTCGCCCGCCCCCGCGACCCCTCTGACTACCAGCTCCTCCACGCCGCAGACGGCAACCACCTCTACCTCGGCCGCCTCGCCTGGGCAGACTACCCCGCCACTGGCGAACCAGACGACTCCACAGCCTGGACCATCTACAAAATCACGACCAATTCCGCCGGCGATGTCGTCGCGGAGCAATCCGCCACCGGCGCGTGGTCGAACAAAACCCAACTCCAATTTTCCTAAACCTCAAAAATCCAAACACCATGATCGCATCCGCACCATCCACCATCGACTCAAAATCCTACGACCGCTACGCCCTCAATCTCATCATCTCCGGCAGCTATGACGGGGAAGGCAAGCCAGAGGCATCGGTAGTGATGAATCTCACCCCGCTCCGCATCGAGGACGGACAAGTCGAGACCCAGCCCGCCCACGCGAAATCCATCCGCCTCGGCTCGCTCGCTCATGCTGACGAAGCCACCCTCGCCACCGTGGGCGCGATTCAAGCAGCGCTCCAACAATTCATCGTCGCGAAAGGACTCTAAGCCATGGCCACAGCACGCGCTATCGCAAACGGCAACTGGTCCGCGACCAGCACATGGAACGGCGGCGTCCTCCCCGGCAACGGCGACACCGTTTACGCCAATGGATTTAATGTCACGATCAACCAAGACATCAACATCGGCGGAGCCAACAACCCCACCGTCAACGCCGGATCGTTCGTCTCCGGTCAATGGTATGAAGTCCTCTTCGTCGGCACCACCTCATGGACCGGCATCGGCGCGGCGTCCAATACCGCAGGCACGATATTCCTCGCCACCGGCGTCGGCAGTGGCACAGGCAACGCCCGCGCTCTCGCCACGCTCACCACAGCCGCCAACACGCCCGCAGGCGCAGGGGCAGGCGGATCGTTTGCCATGTCCTCGCCCTTTGCCATCACCACCGACCTCCGCGCAGGCACGACGACCTGCTTGAGCGTCACCGGCGCGACCGCGCTAACACTCGACGGCCTGCGCGTCGTGGGAGGAACGATTGCCTCCGCGCATGCCTGCAACTACGCAGGCACCACGACCTGCACGCTGGCCAATGCCACATTCACAGCAGCCAGTGGCATCGCCTTTAACAATGCATCAAACGGCACGGTCAATGTGAGTTCAAGCTGCACATTCGCAGGCGGCGGCGGCAGCTCGTCCGCCTTTAACAATGCCTCGACCGGCACGGTCAATGTCAGCGCGAGCTGCACATTCACAGGCGGCAGCAACACCTCCTCCGCTTTTACCAACGCCGCTGCAAACGGCACAGTCAATGTCAGCGCGAGCTGCACATTCACAGGCGCCGGGTCCAGCAACCCCGCATTCACCAATGCCTCGACCGGCACGGTCAATGTCAGCGCGAGCTGCACATTCACAGGCGGCAGCGGCACCAACGCCTTCGCGCTCAACAACGCCTTGACTGGCACGGTCATCGTCACGCAAGGCACATTCACCGCCTCCGCATTTGCCAACGCCGTTTCGGCCACGAACACTGGAGCCGATGTCCGCTTAAGTGGCGACTTCCTCGACCACTGGAGCGGTTGGAAAGCCGTAAACAGCCCGCGCTTCCGCCTCGGCACAGCCCCCACTCTCGGCCAGACACGCTTCGCCCTCGCAGGCACAACCGACTCATATTTTTCGATGTATGGCGCAGACAACGGCTCATTCGGCAACCCCATCGCCGCCAATGTGCGATCAGGCGTCGTCTACGGAGGCGGCAACCTCACCGGCACATGCGCAGTCCCAGCCGCAGGTTCAGTGGCGCTGGGAGTCCCTGTAGATGCAGGCTTCGGCACAGCAATCCTTACTACCGCCAATGTTCAATCCGCTCTCACGGCGCAGGGACTCACCACCGCCCGCGCTGGCAACTTGGACAACCTCGATGCAACCGTTTCAAGCAGGCTCGCGCCCAACGGCACGCTCGCCACGGTCACAACTCTCACCAACGCGCCCGATGTGCCCACCGAGGGTGAAATCGCCAGCGCCGTCTGGTCTGCTGCCTCCCGCGAAATCACCGGCGGCGTTGTCGACACCCTCACCAACGCACCCGCATCAGTCACTCCCGCCGACATCTGGAGCCACGCCACCCGCACGATCACGGGCGGAACGGTCGATACTTTGACTAACGCGCCTTCAGTGCCAAGCGCCGCTTCAATCCGTGCTGAAATCGACAGCAACAGCACACAGCTCGCAGCCATCAAGGCAAAGACAGACAATCTCCCCGCCTCGCCAGCAGCGACCGGAGACATTCCTACAGCCGCGCAGAACGCCACCGCCGTCTGGTCCAAACCGGCAAATGAATTGACGGTGGCAGACTCCATCGGTGAACGCGCAAAGCAACAAAGCACGGTAGCAATTACTGGCGCTCAACTCGCCGCCGCCCTCAGCTAACAATGGACACGCACCAAGCCACCGCCTCGTTCACCGGGCTGCTTGCTACGGCGAGCGGTATCACGCTCTCCATGCTGCCGGAGCTGGAGGCGTGGCTGCGTGTGGCTTCGCTCGTCATCGGCTGCGCAGTCGGCCTCGCCTCGCTCTATGCCATCCTCAGAAACAAAAAGCACCCCCATGAATAACATCCTCGCCCGCCTCAAAGAAAAATCCACCTACGCTGGCCTCGCCGCACTCCTCAGCGCATTCGGCCTCGTCATCGACCCCGCCTTGTTTGGCCATGCCTCGACAATTCTGATCTCCCTCGTTGGCCTCTACGAAATTGTCCGCCGGGAAAAGAAGTAATGATCCACCCCGCCCAGATCGTTACCGGCCTCCTGGCGACCGCGTTTGCCGTAGGAGCCCTCCTGCTCCTCGGTGGATGCAGCACGCTGGGCATCTCGCTCCAGACTGACTATGGCCAATTCAGCTACACGCTGCCCGAGGTGCCAGCCCTCAAGGATAAATAACCACAGAGGACACAGAGAGCACAGAGGGAGAACTTAAAACTTAATCCTTAAAACTTAAAACTCCCCATGCTCCCCCCGAGCCGCCCACAACAAGCCAAGTCGAAAACGCAAGCCCTGCTCACCAAAGCTCGCGTCGCCGATGAAGTCGCTCTGGTGGGTATTCGCGGCTACTACCGCGACAGCATGGGAGTCCCAGGCGAGAACGACCGAGGCATCTACGACGACGCCATTTTTCTCATCAGCCCAAACGCCTACGCCACCTTCAATGCGAATACCGATCCGTCGATCCGCCGCAAAGGCATCGCTGTGCTGAAGCCCGGCGTCCACCGCTACCGCAAAGGCAAACACGGCTTGAGCAAACCCGGCGGCGGCTATCCCGCCTTGCGCCCCGCCACGCCTGGCGAACAACTCCCCGTTACCCGCGACGGCGAAGGCGACAGCATGGGCATCGCCATCAACATCCACAAAGGCGGCACCCGCACCACCAGCAGCGAAGGCTGCCAGACGCTCTACCCTAGCCAGTGGCCTGCGTTCGTCGCCCTCGTCTATTCCGAAATGGACCGCGCCGGTCAGAAGACAATCCCCTACCTGCTCGTCGAGGAGGGCAACGCATGAGCCGCATTCGCAAACCCAAAGCCTCCCCACCGAAAGACCGCGAGGCCGTGATGCTCCAAGTCCGCGACCTGCTCGCCGAGCATTTCGATGTCGGCATTGCCGTGGTCTCTTGGGAGGACGGCGGCGAGACCTACTACATGGATTTTAAGTATGGCAACGATTACGCCGCCCGCGCCCTCTGCCGCGAGGCCGACGAAATCTTGTGGCCTTACGAGCCAGACGAAGACGAGGAGGACGACGAATGAAAACATCATGGAGTTCCATAGCCCGCGAACAAGCGGACAAATCCCACAAAACCGAGGTGGACGCGCTCAAAGCCAAGCTCGCCCAATACCAAGCCAGCGTCGAAAATTTAGAGAAGCAACTCGGCATCGCGCTCTCGCTCGGCAAGACCCGCATCCGCCCGCAGCCGCTCTCCGTCTCGATGAGCGACAAAGCCGAAGCCGTCGCCATCGCGCTCGCCAGCGATTGGCATGTCGAGGAAACGGTCGAATCCGCCAGCGTCAACGGCCTCAACGAATACCG